TCAATAGTCCGTTTCCACATAAACCCCCGAGCAGTCGTAGGCGACGGCCGCGGCGGTGGCGCCGTTGTTGAGGTAGTTGCGCGGGCTCAGAAGTTGTGCCGACGCGGGCATGTCGGTGGTGATCGTGGCCTCGGCCGCCGTGCCGGAGACCTCTTCCACGACCCGGATCCCGACCTCGGTCCCGTTTGGCGCAGCCACGATGGTGAGGGTCAGGACGTTCGTCGTGCTTGCCACCGGAAAACCCGCGCCGGGATCGATCAAGGTCGGGGCGCCCGCGCCATCGTTGTGGACGATCTGCCAGTTGGCATGGGTGCCGCGCTCGAAGCCGATGCCCAGCGCGTTGACGACGGCCGAAAGCGTCAGGGTCGTGGACAGCGCGGCGACCGACCCGATCAGGCCGAAGAACCCCGTGCCGGTGGGTTGCAGGGTGACGAGCGAAAGCCGGTTCACATAGGTGAAGCCGCCGAGCCCATCCGCATTGCCGCGCCAGCAGACCCAGCCTGCCGAGCGTTCCTCGGCCGCAGCCCCGGCGGTGGCGGCCGACGTCATGCGCCAGCGCCGCATCGAGGTCGAGAGGTTGGTGGTGGCGAGCGTCGGCGTGGCGGCGGTGCCAACGGCGGTGCGGGGCATGCCGTTGGTGTTGATCGTCGTGCCGCTGGAAGGGGCCCATGTCGCGATGCGGTTCACCCCAAAATGCGGTTGCAGCGGGAAGAACCGCCCCGAGGGGCGCTGGACATCGAGCCATCCGGCCCCGGCGCGGTTGCGGGCATAAAGCGCAAGCTTGCCGGAAGGTGGCGGCGTGGGCACGGTATCGAGCGCGGGGAGCACGACGGGCTCTTGCATCTCGACTCGGCCGCTCGCGTGGTCGATCTTGATCGCATCATGAAAGGCGGAGCCGTCCGGGCTGACCTTGATGCTGAAATCGTCACTGCCGAGAAGGCCGATCAGCGCGCGGGCGGAGAAGCCGGTCTTGAAGGCGAAGGAGGCGTCATTGGCGGGTGCGGCCTTGTTGACGGTCGCCTCGATCCCTGCGCCTGCATCGTTCAGCAGCACGGCCGGGGTGTTGACCGAGAGCCGGTTGTAGCTGTCCGCCGTCGCACCGCCGAGGCCCATAAGCTGCGCGGTGAGGTTTGCTTGCGGCATGCCGACTTGCGTGACGGCATTGGCGAAAGTGACCGTCGGCGTGTTGACGACGGTCGTGCCGCCAGCACCTGCCGTGGCCGAGCCGATGTTGACGACCGTGGTCGATCCAGATGCACCTCCGGTCCCGAGGTTCACGGTCTTGGTGACGCCCGTGGTCGTCGCCCCGGTGCCCATCCCATAGGTGGCGGTCGTGGTCGCCGTGCCGATGCTGGCGGAAGCTGCTAAGACAGTGACCGTGCCCGAGGCAGTCAGCGTGCCCGAAAACGTCTTGTTGCCGGTGAAGGTCTGGGTACCCGCCAGGATCGCGAGTTCCGAGGAGGTGTTCGGCAGGGTGAAGCTGCGCGTGGTGCCAGTCGTGATCCCCGCCAGCGAGAAGGTGGCCTTCTTCGTGGGATCGGCATCGTTCACGAGGCTGAACACCGCGTCCGACACGTCGCGCGGCTCGCCCACGATCTCCCAGGCGCTGCCGGTCCATACGAGGAACACCCCCTCGGCCGCCACCCAGACGAGCCAGCCAGTGCGCGGCACCAGCCGGATCCACGCGCCGTCGACCCAGAAGGCGATGTTCAGATCCCACCCGGCCCAGAGGCCTGTTGCGCCCGAGGCCACCAGATGGCGGTTGCCGTCGGCCGGGCTGGCCGGGGGCGCAGTGCGCGTGCGGTCGAGGACCGAGAGCTGCACTATCGCATCGAGCAGGCGTAGCGCCTCGTTGTGAGTGACATGTTTCTGTGCCTGCGCCGCCAGAAGATACGGCAGGCCCAGATGGGTCGTGGCGTCGGACATTTGGGTTCCCGTGGGTTGGGATCAGAATTGCAGCGTGACCGCGGCAGGCGTGCCGCGGCCGAGGCGGTTCGAAAGCTGGAAGATGCGGAGCGCCAGCGTCTGGCCAGGCCCGAGCAGCGCACCCCAATCGGCGGTCTGCTGGGCGGCGGTGTAGAGGATGGAGGTCGTGTTGCTGGTCAGCGTGCGCTTGATCGCATCGCCGTCGAGGATCTGGACGTCGTAGCTTTCCAGGTCCTCGGCCAGCGGCACCTCGACCTGCTCCCAGGCATCCGCGACCAGCGCGCGGGATCGCCTTGTCCAGCGGATGGTCAGATCGCCGGGGCTGCGGGCCGTCCGCCAGGGCTGTTCGACATCGGCTGGGGCGAAGGGGACAAGGCCCCGGCCGGTCGGGGTGAAGCCCAGCGCGGCATAGCTCGCGTCGCCGACGGAGCGAGCGGCCGGGCCCACGCGCCAGTTCCATGGTAGTCCGAGGTCGCCCTCGGCGATGGGCAGCGAGGCCAGCGTCGAATCCAGCAACACGACCCTCGCACCGGCCTGGGCCGGATTGCCCATCGCATACTCCGTCCCTCGCTGACCGCGCAGGAGGCGGGTCAGGCGATAGCGGCCCGGGGCGATCAGTTCGGCCGCGCCTGCTTGGACGATTTCCCAGGCCCCAGCCGCGGGCTCGACGGCTAACGCATTGGCCCCGCTGAAGAGGGCCACGTCGGTCACGCTTTCCAGCGTTCCGGATAGAAGATCGACCACCAGCGCATTGCCCAGATCGAAGCGGGAGGTCGGCCCCGGAAAGAAATCGAAAGCCAGCGTCCCGATCCGGGCCCGACTGCCGAAGGTGGTCAGGAGGTTGAACCCATCAGTGGACGCGCTGCGGAACACCGCAATCTCACCTGGCCAGAGGCTGGCATAGGCGGCGATCAGGGGGCGATGGGCGGGCTGGTCCTCGGAAATCTGCGGCAGGTCCAGCATCACCACCTCCGGCGTGCCGAAGACGACGGGGCTGGCGAGCGACGCGGGCCGGGGATCGCCGGGCGGCAGGTCGTAGCCGGCCCGGTCCTGGCGCACCGCCTCGATCCCGCGTGCTTCCGCGTCGGCGATGGACACCAGGCGAAACTCGACCTCCCGGCCGTTATGCGCGAGTCGGATCACATCGGCTGGGTCCATCGCCAACCGCGAGGGCGGCAGGCGAAAGGTGGCGCTTTCCCGGCCGATCCAGGCTTCCATCAGCGCACGGCGGCAGCGGCGTTCTGCTTCCTCGGGCGGGATCGCGATCGGGAAGGACTCGGACGCGATGCGGGTGGTGTCGACGGTGATGCGCCGGGCCTCGACCTGCGCCGCGTCGTAATCTTCGTCGGCGCGCGCGACCTGCCACTTCTGGGCTTGCGGCAGTTCGGTCTCCTGGCCCCGGGTCAGTTCGAACGTTTCGCCTTCCCGGCTGGCCGCCAGATCATCCACCGTCAGGGTGAGGCTGGATGCCCGCCCGCGCATCACGAAACGGATCACGCCCTCCGTCTCGATGGCGTCGAAGCCGAAATGTCGGGCCGGCGTCGAAATCGATGCGCGGGGGGACTCAATGGCCCCGATCACATAGCCCTCGACCGCGCCCCAGAGACCCGAGACGTCGATCAACGCCTCATCGAGCCCAGCGCGCAGGCAGAGGTGGCGCACGAGGGCGGCGACCGAGACCGCGCCGAGCCGTCCGGTCAGCCAGTGCCCGAGCCGCCAGTTCGCGCCATCGGTCCAGACGCCGGTCAGTTCGGGAAAGAACGGATAGGGCCGCGCGTCCCAGGTCCAGGCGGCGCATTCGGGAACATGGACCATCCGGCCACTGTAGATCGCCGACACCGGATTGTTCTCCGGGGTTCCCCACCAGAGGTAGCTGGCTTCGAGATAGGCGCGCTGGATCGCGTCATCGCGCCAGCCGCGGGAAAAATGCGGCGTGGCGCTCTCGGATGACTTCGGGTCGAAGAACACGTTCGGCTGGTTCGTACCTCGGTCGATGGCGGGGCAGCCGAGTTCAGTGAACCAGATCGGCTTCGATTGCGGCGCCCATGCCGTGGGCGGGCCGCTCTCGACCCCTCCCGGGCGGTTGACATGCGTGTTCGACCACCAGGCGTGCAGATCCTTGAAGCGGAAGACCCACGGCTTGCCCGCGGCTCCATCGGTGATCGGGGTCCGAACTTGCGCCGACCGGTCGGCGGCCGAGGCATAGAACCAGTCGAAACCCTCGCCACCGGCGATGTTCGCTTGCAGATAGCCGCGGTCATAGATCGCGGGCCAACCTTGGAGGGCATCGGCATGGTCAAACCCATCGCGCCAGTCGGAAAGCGGCATGTAATTGTCGATGCCGATGAAATCGATGTTGGCATCAGACCAGAGCGGATCGAGGTGAAAATAGACGTCCCCCGTGCCATCTTCCGGCTGGTGGCCGAAATACTCCGACCAGTCGGCGGCATAGCCGATCTTCGTGCCCGCCCCGAGGATGGACCGCACGTCCGCCGCCAGCGCCTTGAACGCCGTCACGGCCGGATAGGCACTGGCGCTGGACCGTATCGTCGTCAGGCCCCGCATCTCGGTGCCAATCAGGAAGGCATCGACCCCGCCTGCGACGGCGCAGAGATGGGCGTAATGCAGCACCATGCGGCGGAGGCCCCAATCGCTCGGCGCGTCGGTGAAGGTGATGGTGTCGCCAGACGGCGAGAACTGCGCCGGGGTGGCTGTGCCAAAGAAGCTTGAGACCTGCGTGGACGCGGCGGCGGTCTTGTCCACGGTTCCCGCGGAACCTGCGGCCGGTGAGCAGGCGATCCGTCCGCGCCAGGGGCAGCTCGGCTGGCCGAGCGTCGCGGCGTTGTCGGAATGGGGATCGGGCAGCGTGTTGCCGGGCGGAACGTCCATCAGCAGGAACGGGTAGAACGTGACCCGCAGCCCGCGGGCCTTCATCTCTCGGATCGCCTCAACCACCGCGAAATCCGCAGGCGTGCCGCAATAGACCGGCCGATCTTCTGCGTCGCGGCTGACCAGATGGGCCGAAGCGCGGGAGACCCCATTGACCGTCCAGACTTTGGGGCTGGTCGTCTTGCTCGCCACCTCGACGCCGGGCTTTATCGCGCAATCGCCCGCGCGCAGGTCATTGCCGAACCAGGCGACGACGAGGCTGACGCTTTCGACCACAGGCGCCAGAGCCTGCAGTCGGTCGAGCGCCACCACCATGTCGGCGGTGTCGGAAACCGCGTTCAGGTTCTCGGCCACTTGCGCCCCGGTCTCGCCCTTGCGGATCGCCTCGGTCGCATAGGTGAACTCGCCCGAGGCCGGGATCATCGTCACCGCGTTGATCAACCCCTCGGCGGTGTCCGGGTCGGCCAATGGCCGGAACACCTCGAAGCTGAGCTGCGGCAGGCGGTTGCCGAAGCTGGCAAGCGGCAGCTCCTCGAAGACGACGTAAGCCGTGCCGCGATAGGCGGGGGTGTTGGTCGCGCCCATCTTGGCCGAGATGAACGGATCGGCGGCCTGCGCCTCGTTGCCGGGATACCAGCGCCAAGTCACGCCGGTCATGTCCATCACCTTGCCGTCGGCCCAGACGCGGCCAATGCCGGTGATCGGCCCTTCGCACAGCGCCAAGGCGAAGCTGGCGTAATAGAGATACTCCGTGGTCTTGACCTTGCCGCCCCCGCCGCCCTTGCCGCCGCCTTGGGTCGTTGTCTTGGTCTCCTCCCGGAAATCGGTGGCCCAGAGGATGTTGCCGCCGATCCGCATCCGCCCGTAGAGGCGGGGGATCACGGCGCCTTCGGTCGAGGAGGTGATGCGCAGCGTGTCGAGCCGTTGGCCATCGATCCGTTGCGCAGGCGCGAGCGACGACACGATCCAGCTGTCGACGACCGAGCCCACGGTCGAACCGACAAAGCCGCCGATGACGGCGCCGGAAAGGCCAAGGATGGTGCCGCCGAAAGCCCCGCCGATGGCGGAGCCGACGGCGCCGAGGACAAGCGTTGCCATTTGGGGTTCTCAGCGTGCCGGGAACAGGAAAGCGAAAGCGATGCGCCGCCGCCATGTCGGTGTCAGCGGTTCCTCGATCACGCCGAGGCGTTCATAGGCGTGAAGGAAGGTGTCCGGGCCCGTAAGAATGCCGACATGCTTGGCGATGGCGCGGGGCCTCATGCGGAACAGCACCAGCGCGCCGGGCGGGGCATTGGAGGGGGCGATCTCCGGCATCATCGCCCGCGCACCCTCGGCCAGCGCCTCGTGCGGGCCCATCTCGCCCCAATCGCGGCTGTAGGGCGGGATCGGGAAGGGTGCCGGCCCGACGACCTCGCGCCAGACGCCGCGCGCGAGGCCGAGGCAATCGCAGCCCACGCCCTTGAGGCTCGCCTAGTCGTGGTAGGGCGTGCCGAGCCAAGAGCGCGCCACGGCAATGACGCGGGCCGGGTCTGTCACCTTCGATTCGTTCGAGGGTTCGGCGGCATGATGCCAGGAAGTATCACGGGCATTTACTCGTACATCCAGTGGCCGCGAATTTGGCATCAAGAGTATCCCTTCAGTCTCGTACGCGCCGAAGTGGTGAGCGGCATGTTTTTCATTAATTGGTATCACGGGCTAAAGATGATCCTATATTGTTGCGAAATGAAGGATCATGTTTACAGCATGACCTAGGAGGCTACCAAATGACCACGATGATCCATCCCGCCGCGCTCAAGTACTACCGGGACGAAAAACGCTGGACGCAGGAGCAGCTCGCCGACGCGACCAAAGGCAAGAACCGAGTCAGTCTGCCGACGATCAAGCGGATCGAAAGAACCAAGAGTGCCTTCCATCGCGCCGAAGATCGCGTCGCGGAAGGTTTGGCGAAGGCTCTCGGTGTCACGGCAGATGCTCTCTCGAAGCCGCCTAACAACCAGGCAGAACGAGAGGCATCGCTCAAGCAGTTTGGCTATCGGCCGTTGCGCACCATGGTGGATGCAGAGACCGCCTTAGCCTTCAACATGGTTCAGCAGATCTACGGCATTCCCGTTCATTCGCAAATTGTGATGGCGCCGCTGTTTGCTGCGCTTCTGGCCGAGGGCAGCCTTTCCTGGCGCCGGGAGCGGGTTGCTGAGATCGAGGAAGCGGCAGACAGGCTGATGTCGCTTGGCGGTGGCCATTTTGCTTTCGCGAATTCCGCTTACCTAGCGCAAGAAGGCGCTGATCAGGAGCGGAGATGCATCGAAAAGCGTGATCTGTTTGGCAGGGATATCCCCGACGGCGTGTATGACTTCGGATACGACCCTTCGCGCAACAATCCCTTTGCGGATTTCCTCAAGCATTTTGCGAGCAAGGTTGGAGCGGAAACGGTCTCTTTCGACGGCCTCTGGTCAACCTCCAGCTGGAAAACCAGTGAGGGCATGCCCGAGTATCGGATCGGATCTGAAATGATCAGCGATCTGACGGGAGACGATCCTGATGCCGAGTACGCCCTCTTGCGAGGGTATGCCAAGGTCAAGGATATCCCGACCGACTTGCTTGGGGAGGACCATTTGGATGATCGGATCTCTTGGATTGTCGGTCGAATTCCGGAGGCTGAACTTGAAAAACGCAGGTCGGAACGTGCGGCACGTCTTTCCCTTACCGATGATCTCGATTTGGACAGCTTGTTGGCGATGCTCGGGACGGACGATGCAAAGGAGAATGACGATGAATGACCTCCGGTTCACGTCTCATGCCGAGGCAAGGATGCGGCAGCGCGGCTATCGTGATGCGGACATTGGCTTCGTCCTCAGTGTCGCGACCCGTGTGTCGGAGGATGCGTTCTTTCTCAGTGACAAGGACGCCGCCCGCGAGATTGAGCGCCGTCGCCATGAAATTCAGGCGCTTGAGCGTCTGCGTGGCACCAAGGTCATCCTCGAGGGTGAAAGCTGCATCACGATCTACCACGCCGGCAGGAAGGCCGCTCGGGCCCACAGCAGAAAAAGCGGGAGATTGTCATGAGCAACAAATGCCATGCCAATGAGGTCGTCGTCTCCCTACCCATTACTTTTGTTGAGGCAATCTTGTCGGTGCGATCCTCGTTTGATCAAGGTGTTGCCTCTGCCCTCGCGAAAAGCCTCGTTGACGCTCGAACACTGAATGAGCAGCATTTGCCCCAGCCGGTGCCAAGCGTCGCGGTCCCCGACCGCGGCAAGTATGCCGCGGAGTTTCTCGGGGTCCGTTTCGCGGCCGCTACGCTTGCGGATGTGTTTTGCACGGTGGTGGACATGATGGCGGAGGTAGCCCCGGAGGCCCTGGTCTCGCTTTCCGAAATCCGCACTCCTGGACGGCGGTTCGTTGCGAAAGATCCACATCAGATCCATCCTCACAGCCCACATCTGCCAGTGCTTCGGAGCGTTTCCGGCTGGTGGCTCAGCAAGAATATAAGCCAAGGGCAACTGAAACTGGCCCTTCGCAAGACCTGTGAGGTGTCGCGTTTGACTTTTGGAAAAGACATCAAGTTCCCCTTGCGATAGTTCGATGGCCGGACATCGGGATGACGCTTGTTTCTAGGCCGACGCGTTTATCACAGCACCGCCCCCTCATGGCCGCCGTCCTTCGTCGCGTAGCGCAGAACGGCGTCCTGGCCGGGGATATGCGGAAAGCCCCGGAAGTTCGCGACATTGGCGAACTTCGCCCGGCAGGTCGCAAAGCTCTTGTCGCAGCCCGCGCGGATCGTGAAGGCTTCACCCTCGCTGATGGCCCGCACCGGCGCTTCGAGCAGGGTCAGGACAGCCACGCCATCGAGGAGGACATGCGAGAGCACTTCGGCCTGCCGCCCGGCATTGGCGCCGCTCGTCCATTGGATCCGTCCATAGGAAAACCAGCCTGCAGCATAGGCTTGCAGCCCCTCCATCGTGAAGGCGCGATCACGCCGCAGCGCGACCACCGTGCCGGTGCCGGTGTAGATCGGCGCCTCGGCATTGATGCCGCAGCGCGTATCGCCCAGCGCCGCGTCGCAATTCGCCTGAAACGTGCGCCCGACGGTCTGGCCAAGGACATGGGCGAGCGAGCGCACCTCGGCGATGAAGGCGAGCCGCCCGCGCCGGATCTGCCCGATGGCGCCGCGCCGCAACAGTGCGCGCTGCGCCGGGGCCGACCAGTTCACCCGCCAGACCTCGACCGTGGCATTGTCCCAGTGGCCATCGAGAATGTCGGTCTCGGTGATCCGGTCGGAGGTCAGCACGCCTTGGGCATCCTGCGCATCGACGGAAAGGTCAGAGCCGGATCGCACCTCGGAGGCGGTCAGACCGCTTTCGGGCTCGAAGTCGGTGCCGTCGAAGCTGAGGCTGCGGTCGTGATCGGTGAAGCCGAAACTTACGCCGTCAGCGCGGGTGATGCGCCAGCACCAGGCAAGCGTCGTCGTGCCCTCGTCGAGGTGGGCCTGAAGGTCTGGCGGGAGGGACTTCATTTGTCCTGCCCGGCAAAGCCGCGCTCGATGCGGTCGCGCAGGCCGATGAGGCCGAGACCGAGGCTGATGATCAGCGTCATCGGTGCGGCGTCGCCCGAGCCCGAGAGCAGCGCGACGAGGCGGGCCAGCGCGGCGAGTTGCCCCTGATCGGGCAGGAGGAGGGCGCCGGTGCCGGTGGTGAGGGCAAGGCACCCGGCCCACCAGGTCAGGGATTTGGGGCGAAGGTAACGCATCGAAAGTCTCCTTGGGTCAGAGAGGGGAAAGCAGGGCGAGGGCTTCGACCTCGCTCAGCCGCCGCAGCGGGCGGGCGAAATCCACCCTTCCGTTGCGATCGACCGACCAGACGGTGAGCGGGCCGGTGGGATAGTGGCCGTCGCGGAAGAGATCGCGCTCGGCCTCGCGCCGGGGCCGGATTGCGGCGGGGCGCAGCCAGCCCATGAACGCCTCGGTCGCGGCGCGGCGATTGCCCGCGTTCAGGTGGCGCGTCAGGGACGCCTTGGCGATGCCCCCGGTGTTGTAGTGAAAGCTGACCAGCGCATCGAACTCGTGCGGGGCAAGCGGCCCCTTCACGGCGCGCAGCACGGCTGCCTCGTAGCTTGCGATGTCAGCGCGAAAGAGCCGAAACGCCTCGCGGATCGCGGCGGAGACATCCGTGGGCAGGCCGCGCGGCATCTTCGCGGGATCAGGCGGCCCCGCCGCCGCGGTGTGGCCGATACCGAAGGTCCAGATCTTGCGCAGATCGAGATAGGGCCCGGGCACGATGCCTTCGTGCCGGGCGAGGGCCAGAAGCCCCGGTTGGTCATGTGCATGGGATCACCCGAGTGTGGAGAGGATGAAAATCAGCGCCGCGACGATCACGCCGATGCGCAGGCGATGGCGGAACGCTTTGACTGGATTGGCAGAATCGCAGCGGATCGTGCGCGCGAGGCGGATGAGCTCATGCATCGGGGTTGCCTCCTTTCTTCGCGTGCAGCCGGGCGAGGGCGACCTCGATGAAGGCCGGGCCGAAGACGCCGACGAGATAGGCGGCCGAGCCTGCCGCGCCCCCGGCCGCGATCGCCTCGGGCGGCAGGGCAAGCCATGTGGTGATGAGCGCCATCGAGAGGTTTCCCGTGCCCGCGGCTATTAGCCCGCCGAGAAGCACATGGCGCAGCGCATCGCGCAGGCGCATCTTTGTGGTCAGCGCATTGGTGGCGCCGCCGAGCGCGCCCCAGGCGGCGAGGATCACCGCCGTCGAGGTGAGCAGATCGCGCAGCACTGCGCCGACAAAACTTGTGTCGTCATTTATGGCCGGATCTCCGTGAGGGGGATAGAGGGGATCGAGCCGAGCCGTTCGAGATCGAGGGTGATGTCGAGCGTGTCGGTGTCGAAACGGACGGGGACGTCGAAGTCGAACCCCGCGCTGAGGGCGACGTCTGCGGCGGGCGCGGTGGTGAAGGTGACAAGGCCGGTCGTGGGCGAGACCGACCAGCCGGAGGCTTGCGGCACCCCGTTCATGGCGATGGTGACGGTCCCGGCGACGGGCTTGGTGATTCCTCGCGTCCAGCTCTGCGCGCCGGAGCTGTAGCGCTTCGTCAGTTGAAACTGCGTCGTGCTGCCATCGCCGGTGCCGATCTCCTGATCGGTCGGGCCTAGGAGTTGCGAGGGCAGGCAGGATTTGAAATCGGCCCAATCCTTGAAGCGGAAGCCATAAAGACGGCCGTTGCGCGCTTCGAAAACCGCCACGACCGCCGCCAGATCATCGGCGCGGCGGATGCCGTAGCCGACGTCATAGCGGCGGCGGGAATTGGCCCAGCTGGCATTGCGCTCCTCGGCGCCCGAGGCCAGTTCGACGATCTGGGTGCGCCGCTCCGGGCCGCCTCGCGCCCCGCGGCTGATCGCATCGGGGAAACGGATCTCGTGAAAGGCCATGGTTGATCCTCACATGCCGCGGCGCCCAAGCGAGACCGCCCGGGCGATATCGGCGGCGACTTGGGTGCGCGATTGCCGGAAGCTCTCCGCGTCGCGCGCCATGATCGTGACGTTGACGGTTGGTGCGGCGGCGCTGCCGGTCGCCGCCGCCTCGCGCTTCGAGAGCACCCGCTCGCCGCGCTGCAAGATCGCGGGCACTTCGTCGGGACGCAGACCGGCCCAGCCGCCGGAATGCATGCGGGGGGCACCCGCGAAGGCCAGCGCCGGAACCATGCGTTCGGGGCCCGCGGCGCCGACCGTGCCGCCCGCGTGCAGGATGTTGGCGAAGATCCCGCCCGCACCGCCCAGCGCACCGGCAAGCACATTGGCGAGCGGCCCCAGAACAAAGCGCCGTGCCGCGAGTTTGGCGAGATCGGCGATCATCGAGGTGACCAGATCGCGGAAATCGAGCTTGCCGGTCTTCACGAAGCTGGCCACGGCCTCTTCGGCCGAGGAAAAGGCGCCGACGAGCGCAGTGCCGATATCGCTGCCGATGTCGCGCGCCTTGGCGGCATAATCGGTAAGCGCATCACTCGCGGCACGCCAGAGCGGCACCGCGCGCTCCGCAGCATCTTCGGCGGCAGCGCCTGCCGCGCGCGCGGCGCCACCTGCCCCCCGCGCGGCCTCGGCGGTCTCGTCGAGACCGGAGGCCAGATCGTCCGCCGCGCCCGTTGCGCTGGTCAGAGCCGTTTCCGCATCGGTGCCGGTGCGCGCCACCGCATCCTTCAGCGCTTGCCAGGAGGCAAGCGGGCGCCCGCCCGCGTCAGAAAGCATGCCCGAGGCTTCGCGATAGGCCTCGGCGCGGGCGCGGGCCTCATCGGCCATGGTACCAAGGCCGAGATCGGGCGGTGCGATGTAACTCCGCCCAAGCGCCGCCGAAAACGCATCGGCCGCCGCCGTCCCCGCAGCAGAGGCCGCGCCTTCGAACGGATTGCCGATGCGCCCCAATTCTATGGGATCGAGCGTGCCGATCTTCACCCCGCCTTCGCCCACGGCCCAATCGGGCAGAAGGTCCAGGGCGGCATTCAGCGCGGTGATGAAGCGGTTGATGCGGGTGACGACGCCGTTCAGCATCGCCTCGACCCCCGAGATCAGCCCGTTCGCCGCCTGAAACGCAAAATCACCGATCGCCCCCGGCAGCTTGCCCCAGATCGCCACCGCCGCGTCATAGGCGCCTTGAAACACTGCCGCCGTGCGGTCGCCAAAGCTCACGACGCCTGCGATGGTGCCTTCAAGTGCCGAGAGTGCGTCGGCCTTCAGCCCCAGCCAGCCCGCCGCCATCCGGGCGAGCGCCGCATCGAGCGCGAGGCCTATGCGCGACCAGACCTCGCGCGCGAGATCGGCAAGCAGCCGGAACGCCTCGCCCACGCCCCCAACCCGGGCCGCAAATTCGGAGACCTGATAAACAAGCTCGCCCACGCCGACGATCAGCGCCCCGATGCCGGTGCGAATGAGCGCGCCGCGCAGGACGACGAGTGCCGTGGCAAGGCCGCGCACGGAAAGCGCTGCCGCGGCAAGTCCGGCGACCCAGCGAGCCCCCATGAAGGCGGCGAAGGTCGCGGCATAGGTGGTGAGCCGCCCGAGGTTCTCGAAGACGAGGCTGATCGCGCGTCCGAGCGGGCCGCTCGCGCGCGCCACATCAGCCAGTGCATTGGCCGCCGCCTCGAGCGCGGGGGCGACCGCAACGGTGAGGCGGTTGGTGAGGCCGGTCCAGATCAGGCTCAGCCGCGCGATCGCGTCACCGGTGCGCTCGATCTGCGCCGAGTCCGCAGCGCTCACCGCCACCCCGAAATCTTGCACATCCTTGGCTGCATCGCGCAGCGTGGCCGCGTCGATGCGCAGGAAGGCGAGCGCGGCGCGGTCGCCAAAGAGGTCCGAAGCCACGGCCGCGCGCTCGGCCTCGGGCACGAAACGGTTGAGCGCGTCCTGAATGGCGATGATGCGCTGATCGAGCGGCAGCGCCTGCAAACCGGCTGCTGTCAGGTGCAGCTTCTCGAGCGCGCCGACCGCCGTGCCTGACCCGCTCGCGGCCTCGGAAAGCCGCGTCGTGAGCTTCTTCGTTGCCTGCTCGATCTCGCCCATCGAGACCCCGGCAAGCTCGCCCGCCCATGTCAGCACTTGCACGCTCTCGGTCGTGGTCTGCATCGACTGCGCGAGTTTTGCCTGCGCATCGACATTGGCAAGCCCCGCGCGCACCATCGCCACACCCGCCGCCGCGGCGGCCACGGTCACCGCCGCGAGCGCCACCCCCGCTTTGCGCGCGAAGCCCGCGAGTCGCGTGTTGGCAAGCTCCATCTCGGAGGAGAGCCGCCCGAAGCCGCGCGCCCCGGCCGCGCCGATCCCTTCCAGCTCGGCGCGCACCTGCCGCCCGCCCTCCGCCACAAGGCGGACAGACACGCGTTTCTCTGCCATCGTGAGGCTCCTTGCGATAATGCGTCATTGACTTATGCGCCAATGGCGCACATATTGCGCCATGGCCATCGTGACAGTCGTCGAAACCCCGGAATTCGAGCGTCGTGCCCGCAGCCTCATGTCGGAGGCGGAGCGGCTCGAAGTGATCGACTTTGTTGCCCGCAATCCGATAACCGGCGTTGCGATTGGCGGCGGGGTGCGGAAATTCCGCTTCGCCCGCCCCGGCGGTGGCAAGAGCGGCGGCTATCGCGTGATCCATTTTTACAGCCCGATGACGGGACGCCGATTTTCCTGATCACCGTCTTTGCCAAGAACGAGAAGGCAAACCTGACGGCTTCGGAAACGGCCATCGTGCGCGAACTAGGGGCTGCGCTGGCGGCGAGTTACAGGAGGACAAGATGACCGAGGCATTTGCGAGCATCGAACAGGGCTTGAAGGAGGCACTTGCGCAGGCCCGCGGCGAAGGGCGGGGACGGGTGCACGAGATCGACCTGCCCGAGCCCGATGTGCAATCGATCCGGTCGCGCACGGGGCTGTCGCAAACCGATTTCGCGCGCAGCATCGGGGTGAAGAAGGGCACGCTCCTGAACTGGGAGCAGCGCCGCCGCAGCCCGGAAGGCCCGGCGCGGGTGTTGCTGGCGCTCATCGACAAGGATCCCGACATCGTCCAGCGGACGCTGGCGCCCTGAAACCCGCGGGGGGTTCAGGTGCCCGCCTGCGGGACGATCTGTTCATTGAGCCTGCGCACCATCACCGCCTCGATCTCGGGCAGGGTTTCGGCGGCGATGAGCCTGTTGACGCCCAGCGCCTCGGCGAGGGCGAGTGCCGCGCCCATGTCCCAGCCGATCACCGCGCCGGGGACGAGCCGCAGCTGCCCGCCAAGGCGTTGCACCAGATCCCAGATCTGTGCGCCCTCGACCGTCTGCGGCTGGTTCAGTCTTGCGGGGCACTCGGGGCAGGGGCCTTCGCAGGCCGCGCAATAGCCTTCGCCGCCGCCGAAGGACCAGTCGGCGAGGGCGCGCAGGCGTTTTTTTCGGCATCCAGCATCAGGCCGCGCGCGACGTAGCGGGTCTGAAACGCCTCGAACACCGGCCAGATGTCGAGAAGCGCGTCGATGCCCTCGGGCGTCACCGCCGTCGGGGCGCATGCCTCGTCGGCCACGCCTTCCCAGTCGAGAATGGCCAGACGCGCGACGGCCTTGGCCATGGCAAGCGCCAGTTCCTCCTGCGTGGCACCCTCGGGCAGTGCGGCAAGGCCCGGATCGGCGCGCGCCGCCACCATCAGAGCGGTCGTGAGCGGCGCAAGCTTCAGCTGCAGGCCCGGGGCAAGGTCCAGCCATTCGGGCTGGTTCGAGAGGTTCAGACGGATCATGGTCAGTATCCGGTGACGGTGTTGACGAGGGTGGCGGTGCACATGCGCGCGGGGCTGGTGGCCTTTGCGGCCTGCCAGTCGAAGCTCGCCTGAATGCCCTGCGGGCCGGGGATCTCGATGCGGGGCCGCGGCAAATAGACGGCATGGGCGGTGAAGGTGAAGCTCGCGTTGGCGCCAAGGCTCCAGGCGAATTCGAGCTCGCAAGGCGTGCCGTCGATGGCTTTGGTCACCAGCGTGCTGTCGGCAAAGCGCACCTCGATCTTGCCGGTCAGCGCCGCCATGCCGGGATCCGCGCCCTCGATCTTGCCGTCGTTGCGGATCGTCTCGATCCGGTCGAGGCCGTTGGCATATCCGCGATCAGTGGATCAAGACGGCCCCGCGAGGACCTCTTCGCCATCTCGACCGTCGGCAGCACCGCCAGCATCGGCCCCGGCGCGTGGTGGATGACGAAGCCGATCCAGTTGTTGCCCGCTTCCGTGGCGCCCACCTGCGCCGCCTTCATGAAGCTGATGCGCTGCGCCGGATGGCCGGGCGAGAGCGCATCCATGATGGCGCGCAGATAGGGCGTGCGTGCGGTGCGATACCGCCCCGGTTCAGCCGAGGCGCGCGAGCCGAGCCAGCGATGCGCATCCGCCCATTCCGACACCGTCAGGTTCGGATCGGGGCGCAGCCCCTGCCGCCAGACCCGGAGCAGATCCTCGGCGCCGTCGAAGCCGAGGTCGAGACCCTCTGTCAGGTCGTTATCATCATCCGAGCGAGACCCGAAGATCGGCGAGGGCGTCGAGCTGCTCTCTGACATGGGCTTCCAGCACCCTCTGCAGGATCGCGGTCTCGATCGTCACCGATGCCCCGGATTGCCGTTCCACCTCCGCCATGATCTGCGCTGCCATCAGCGCGGCAACCCGTCCGGGCCAGGTCACCCAGACATCCCGTTCCTGCCGCGCCAGGCGGAAGACGAGGGTCTCTGCCCGCGCCCGATCGACCAGCGCGCCCTTTTTCTTCTGCACGGCCAGCTGGCGCTCCTGCGCCGCGTAAACCGTCAGCGCCGTGCGCGCCTTGATATACGAAGTCGTGTCGCCGGGGCCGCTGGCCAGCCCTTCGCCACCAAGCGACCGGCGCTGCTGGTCGGGGTCCGTCATCTCCGCCCGCCGCACATCCGAGGCCGCGGCATTGATCGACCCGTCGTCATAAACCACCAGCCGCCCGTTCTTGCGCGCCTTCTGCACCCCGCCGCGCGAAAGGCCGGAATGGGCCGCATACTCGCGTTCGCTCATGCCTTTCATGGTGCGGGCTTCCGGATCAAGTCGTTGAATATAAACGGGAATGGAGGGCGGTTTTCGTTGATTATACTTTTCGCAAGAGCGACTTTGAGATCAGGAACTCACCCCCGGATCGGAGACCAGACCATGACCACAACCGCCAAACCCACCTCCACCGCGCCCGAGGCGCTGATGCTCGACATCGCGAAGCGCCACTTCTTCGTCGAGACGCTGGACACCCGGAACAGCGACGGGCTGGATTTCCACGAGGTCGCCGTCTGGGCGATGCGCACCGCCCTTGAAGAAGCCTATGCTGCGGGCCTCGCTGAAGCCCGCCGCTGAAGGAGGGCCGCGCGATGACCAGCCGCCGCCATGACGACAAAGCCCTCGACGCCTTCATCGCCGCCAAGGCCGAGATCGACACCATGTTGGCGCGCCTTCAGATCCTGAGCGCCGACCACTTCGAGACCCACCCCGACGAGATCCATTGGGGGCACGTCGGGACGCTGAAGCACTATGCGGGCCTGCTGCGCCAGATCACCGACAGCGCCTTCAAGGAAGGCGAACACGCCGCCTGACGTGCTCACACGGCGCGACGGCTGCCCCGTCCGAGGACGGGACTTGCCTCCGTAGAAGCCGCGCACAGCGCGCGCCCACAGCCACGGAGGCCCCGATGACCACCCCGTCCGACACCCAATCCCTGATCCTCTCCCGCGCCGCGACCCGGCCGGGCAACCTTGCCTTGCCGCTGCCGGATGGGCTGGTCGGCGCCGCCGCCAAGATGGTCGTCGGCAAGATGATCGCCCGCGGCTGGCTCGACGAGGTCGAGGCCAAACTGCGGCGCGGCGAGCCGATGTGGCGCGAAACCGGCGACGGCCACGGCACCACGCTGATCGCCACCGAGGCCGGGCTGGAAGCCATCGGGATCGAGCCGATGGTGGCCAACGCCGTCGCCAATGTGCGGAAGGCGAAGCCGAAGCCGGAACCGGCGTCCGACAACGCCAACACCGCGAAACCCGTCGTCATTCGCGCTGGCACCAAGCAGGCGCGGATCATCGCCATGCTCCAGCGGCCTGAGGGGGCATCCATCGCCGAGATCGTCGCGGCTACCGGATGGTTGGCACATACGGTCAGGGGTTCGATCTCGGGAGCGCTTAAGAAGAAACTCGGCCTTCCCATTACAGCCGAGAAGGTCGAGGGAAGAGGGACGGTGTATGGCGTCAGGACTTAGCCCCTTTAGAGCGGTACAGCCGCTCCCAGATCTTGAGGCTCTCGTCCTTCTTCGATTTGAACTCCACTAGTGCTGCATGAACCGACTTCATCCGAGAATCGCCCTTTTCTGTAAGCTCGGCGATTCTGGCTCGCCAATCCTTCAGGGCGATTAGGTCGAAATCGCTTTCAACACGTGACTTGTGAAAGCCGCGCGCGCCAGTGGCGTGGTATCTCGCTTCGCGATAAGCCTTGATTCTGTTGAAGCCAGCGTCGCGGAGCATTGCGCGAAGCCTCCGGGAAAAGTCTGTCATCGCTTCTAGAATTAGCGGGCCAGAGATTTCCAAAATATCATCGAGTGGCTTTGCCTCCCCTGCATCCCATGTGTGATTGCTGAGTGGGTACCAGAGACCATCAGGCATTTCGTACAGACAAACATCGCGCAGCAGAAATTCGTCAGGGTGACCTCTCACTTCGACTTCAAACCATTCATGCTCATCGTAAATGTCGATTCATGAAATATGTAGACTTTGAATTTGACAGTCGTCTATCAGGATTCCGTGCTTGCCTTTGATGCAATCGAGAATGCACTTGGCAAAATTATCAACGTCAGCAGTTTGATCAGTCTCGCGGATCCTTTGCTCGTCGATGTGAAGGGTTATCTCAACCTTTACTTCGTCCGTGAAGTAATAGGAGCATCCGATTTCGTTCTGAACCTTTTCGCAAAACTCCTTGCGGCGGGCTCCGTTTGCGGTGTGTGGAACGGGCGAAAAATTGAACTTGTGCCGCCATTCTCCAAAAAAAGGATTTATCCCCTTGCTTGCTCCAATGCTCTCGGTGTGAAACGGTTCCTCGGGTGCTTCCAATCTTCAGTTCCTCTGATAGGCAAAACCACTTTTCTGCCCCCAAGGCTATCATGCCGGAGATTGTGGCCGCAACGTCAGCTTGTTCGAAAAGATGTGGGTGATCGCCTTACGAGCTAGACCTCCTCGCCTGCAACCCCGTTGCCATCTCCCACCGCCGCACCGCCACGTCGCAATAGACCGGCTCCAGCTCCACCGCGCGGCAGCGCCGTCCGATGCGTTCGGCGGCGATCAGCTGTGTGCCGGAGCCGCAGAAGGGTTCGAACACTAGGTCGCTGGGATCGGTGAAGGCCTCCAGCACCGCCTCGACCAGCGCCACTGGAAACACGGCCGGGTGCGATCCGGCCGCGCCCAGCCCGCCCTTGTGGCGCATGATGCGGAACACGCTGTCGGGGATGCGATGGCTCTGGATCGCGTTGCCGTAGCCGGTCTTGCGATGGACCGTGCCGTCGGCCCCGCGCAGCCCACCGCCGCCGAGGGTTTCGCCCGCGTGCTTGCTTTCGACCGTCTTGTTCGGCTTCCGACCGTCTTGTTCGGCTTCCGCGGCTGGCGGTTGAAGTGGAAGATGAACTCATGCGACGGCGCCAGCCGCCCGTTCCAGTCTCCCGGCAGGCCGGGCCCCTGGTCCCAGACATACCAGCCGAAGCGCCGCCAGCCCTGCGCGCGCATCCAGTCGACCCAGCCATCCCAGTAGGGGATCCATTCACCGTCCCGATGGACGAGGCCGAGGTTGACGAGCAATTGGGCATCGGCGGTGACAGGCGCCGCGGCTAAGACGCCCTGCATCAGCGCATCCCAATCGCCGACCTTCTCCTTCGCCGCGCCATAGTCGCGCTGCTGGGCGTAGGGCGGGGAGGTGAACATCAGCGCTGCCTGCGCCCCATCCATCAGCCGCGCCACCACGGACGGGTCAGTGGCATCGCCGCAGATCAGCCGGTGATCGCCCAGCGCCCAGATGTCGCCGGGGTGGGTGATCGGCTCGGCTGGGGCCTCGGGGATGGTGTCGGCCGCGTCATCGTCGATGGGCGCGCGGTCGTAGGCATCGTGCAGCAGCGCGTCCAGCTCGTCCTCGGGGATCCCGATCAGCCCGAGGTCGAAGTCCGCGGCCATCAGGCCCCGCAATTCCCCGAGCAGCAGCGCCTCGTCCCACTGGCCCAGTTCGGTCAGCTTGTTGTCGGCGATGCGATAGGCCCGGCGCTGCGCCTCGGTCAGGTGGCCCAGCACGATGACCGGGGCCTCGGACAGGCCGAGTTGCGCGGCGGCGAGGATGCGACCATGGCCCGCGATCAGCTCGCCGTCGGCCGCCACCAGCACTGGCACGGTCCAGCCAAACTCGGCCATGCTGGCGGCGATCTTGGCCACCTGATCGGCGTCGTGGGTCTTGGCGTTGCGGGCGTAAGGCCTCAGCCGGGCGAGGGGCCAGTCTTCGATCCGGCCGGGCAGCCGGGGCGCATTCATGCCGTGAGCCTCTTGGCCTTCAGGTCGGCGAAGGTTTCGCCGGTGTCAGCCAAGACGGCGTTCGCGCCGGTGAATTGCTGCCAGCGCTCGATGGCCACATCGACGTAAGCCGGGTTTAACTCGATCCCGAAGCACACGCGGCCCGTGGTTTCTGCCGCGATCAGCGTGGTGCCAGATCCCATGAAGGGTTCGAACACCGCCTGACCGGGGCTGGAATTGTTCAGGATCGGGCGGCGCATGCATTCGACTGGCTTCTGCGTGCCGTGCACGGTGTCGGCATCCTGACCCCGGTTGGCGATCTGCCACAGCGTCGTCTGCTTGCGGTCGCCCGCCCAATGGCCCTTGCCCTTGGCGCGCACCGCATACCAGCAGGGTTCGTGCTGCCAGTGGTAATCGCCCCGGCTCAGCACCAGCCGGTCCTTCGCCCAGATGATCTGCGACCGGATGGCGAAGCCTGCGGCCACAAGGCTGTCGGCCACGGTCGCCGCGTGCAGCGCCCCGTGCCAAACATAGGCCACGTCGCCGGGGAACAGCGCCCAAGCCTCGCGCCAGTCGGCCCGGTCGTCGTTCAGCACCTTGCCGGTGCGTTTGGTCTTCGCGGCCCCGGCCTGGTTGCGCCAGGAGGGGTCATACTCCACGCCATAGGGCGGGTCAGTGACCATCAGCAGGGGGCGTACATCACCAAGCAGCCGCCCGACCACATCGGCCGCGGTGCTGTCGCCACAAATCAGCCGGTGCCCACCCAGATTCCAGAGATCGCCCGGCACTGACACTGGCGTGACCGGCAATTCCGGAACGTCGTCCTCGCCCTCGACCGAACCATCCCCGCCCAGCGCCTCAGGATCCCGCAGCAGCGCGTCGAGATCATCGTCGCTGATGTCGAGCAGCGTCAGGTCGAAATCCTCGGCCAAGAGCCCAGCGATCTCGTCGCGCAGCAGGGCCTCGTCCCATTCGCCCAGTTCCGTCAGCTTGTTGTCGGCGATCCGGTAGACCCGGCGTTCCGCCTCGTCGAGATGGCTGAGCCGGATCACCGGCACCTCGGTCAGCCCGAGCATGGTCGCGGCCAGCACGCGACCATGCCCGACACGGCGGATATCGCCCGGCTGGAGGCCGAGGTTCTCTCCCTCGCGCCCGACCACGCCATCGCCTGGAACCGGCGCCGGATGCAGGCCTATGACGAGCCGGTCGATCTGGTTGAGGCTACGCTGCGCCGCCTTGGCTGGGGTGCCCACGAAAAGGCGGCCATCGAACGGCAGCGCCTGCGCTTCCTTTCCGCGAAGGTTGCTCCTGTAGCGGCGCCAGCACCGAAGCCCGCTCTCATCCGGCAGGCGCGTGTCACGCCGTTCCCCGAGGGCCCGTTCCGCTTCTTTGCTCTGGACGTCGAGACGGCGAACAACGGCCGTGGCAGCATCTGCCAGATCGGTGTCGCCTGCGTGCGTCCCGACAATTCCATCGAGACCTGGGTAACCTATGTCGATCCGCAGGTGGAGCGCTGGGTGTTCACCTATCTGCATGGAATCAGTGCCTGCACGGTGCAGGGCGCCCCGACCTTTTCCGAGGTGCTGCCGGTCCTGCGGGATGCGCTGAAAGGCGCGACCGTTTATCAGCACTCCGGCTTTGATCGCAGCGCCGTCGCGGCCGCCTGTGGAAACTGCGGCCTGCCGGTCCCGCAGTGGGACTGGCGCGACAGCGTCCACGTCGCCTGCGCAGCTTGGCCTGAGTTGCGGGGCAACGGTGGACACGGTCTCGCAAGCCTCGTCGGCTGTCGCCAAGAACGCTGTGAGCTCTGCCTTGCGTGCCTTTAGCTGGTCGCCGCGCTCTTTCACTGCGTCGACCGACAGCGCATCCTTGAGATAGAGGTCCATCAACTTCTTTTCCTCGCGATCGATCTTCTCGACCTCCGCTTGGGCTGCGTTGATACTGGCGCGGCTGTCCATACGCAGGCGATTGACCTCCTGCGTGAAGACCTCACAGAACCTGGCGAAGAGCGCCGGGTCCACGAGCCGGGTGCGCAGGGCGTTCAGGACACGGGACTCCAATTCATCGCGGCGGATGTTGACGCGATTGTCGCAGGTGCCTTTGTTCCGCGCCGTGGAGCAGCCAATCAACGTCGCGTAGATCGCCGAGTATGGAGGCTGAGCCATGACCGCCAAGCTGAAGCTCTCATCCGTTCCAGATGGCAAACCCGTCAAGCTGAGTGTGGAGCTTCCACCTGACGTACACCGCGATCTTCTCGACTATGCCGCCGTGATCGCGAGTGAACCGAGATTCATGTCTACGAGGTTGAAGATACCTTCCCGATCAAGAGCATGCCGCTTCACCTTGATCCTGTCACCGCGGTCTATGAAACCGCTGCGGGTAAATGTCTCAAACACGAGTTCAGGTTCCTGCGCTCCCAGGATCAAATCGACAGTTGCGATATCCGACCATGACACCGATTTCCGCCCGGCCAGATCGTGCTTGGGCGATACCACGAGAAAGATCTGATGCTTGGCAAAAGGCAGGACTTCCCCGTTGCCAGAAGAATGACCCACCGGAGCAAACATGAGATCGATCATTCTGTGGTTCAGTAGTGTTTCGAGTTCGCCACGATCAGCTTGTACGAAGTTGGACCGAACCTCGCGATGACTGCCGAGGAAATCCGAGACGAGGTCGCAGAACGGCCTATTCGTTAGCGATCCCGTAACTCCGAAGTTTATCTCTCCATTTCCTCCTATGCCGGCAATTTCGACATCCGCTACTGCAAGTTTGAGTTCACCCAGGATACGCCGAACACGGCATAGGAATCTCCAACCCGCATTGGTCAGCCTAACGCCTGTAGGACTGCGCTCAAAGAAGGATACTCCGACAGTGTCCTCGAGCTTTTGAATCCGTCGCGTGATCGCAGGCAGGCCAACGCCAACCTGCGTGCTCACTCGGCGAAAGCTGCCTGCCTCCGCTGCCAGAACCAGAACCTCTAAATCGGAGCCCTCGATACGCTGATACCTTTGCTTCCGCCAGGTTCCGTTGCTGCTCTTGGGAGTAGTCAT